AGCTGCCACTGAGATGGAGGACTTTTTGAGAAGATTCCGCATTAGTGCGGGCGAAGCAAGCGCTGTGCGTACTTTTTACAAAGTGAGCAGTTATTACAGTTGTTCACATTTAAAAAGGGATTGTTTAGTAGGGGCATTATGCATGAAACAAGATTTCAGACTGCTATGTGAAAGGGCGTTAGCAAATGATGATGTGCAAATGGCGGAAGAGTTGATTGCGATGGCGGAACAAACGCTACTTGACCGAGAGACTCTTTGGGTTCATATGCACAATATGACTTCGTTGGCGCCGCCGGATGACATTGATCAGCAGATTGATGATTTGATGAATAGGTTGAAAAATATGTATTGGATGCATGGAATGCAACAACAAGCAAGAACATTGCCAGCATTGAGAGATCCGCATCGTGTTTACATTGATGACACAACAGGTACGATGCCGTATTTCTATGTGCCTATTGTTCAAGGTCAGATTCCAAGGATTGAAGCAACAACTCGGTACCGTGGGTGCGCGGTAGCATTTTACAGACCAACGCCGGAAATGGATTTTGCGCCATTTGATTTAAGAGCGTTAAGGAGGCAATTGAATGATGTTAAAACAGCAATACAACATGAATTTCCAATATGTCCATCAACAGGAAAAAGATGTGGGATTCACAGAATTGTTTTTCTACCATATAAAATGCGAGCGCATCTTGAAAGGGACGAGTTCATTCATGATTTTATGAGGAGAGTTGAGAGTGATGGGTGGATGTTACAAAACTTAAGAACAGAGTTAGAAAAAAGTTTCATTTTACAGAGATTTGGTGTGTATCCAGCAGGAGGAGAGCCAATTGATGCAATAATGTTGAGGCAAATTGTTGTTCAAGATGGAATTACAAACTTAGTTCGTATGCGAGTCTTGAATGAAGGTGGTGAATCGTGGTCAAGTTGGACTTGTCCTTATTATCTGGTGCGTTTAGCATTGAATGGTGTGATTCCATGGGATGTAGTCAATAATTACATATTAGGAAAGGAAGCTTGTCAATTGTGTTATCTCAAAAATGTACATAAGATGGGAGAAGTACATTTGTTTGATGTGCGATCAGCTAATATACTAGGGACATCACCAGCGAGAGTTGGTCAGAATGTTGCACATTACACTGATGTTGAAGATGTCAGAAACATCGTTCTGAATGGAAAGCAACAGGTAATGAGGTTTGGGAATCATTGGATTGTAATGACACCTTATACTTCAATGGAATCGTTGTTGTTGTTGGCGCAAACGGTTCATCGAACCGCGAGAGGTAATGGTGGATGGGGAACAACAGAGTGGGTTCAGAATATGAATTTGATGTCAAGAGTTTTGTTTATGTGGAATAATGAGACTAATTTCACTGGAGCAATGTTGAGATTGTATTGTTTTGTTTGTTTTGGTTATATGCCAAGAGAAAACGGATCGGTTTGTGATTGGTTGGATTATGGTAAATTTCTTAATATCATTTTGAATCATCAACCAATGAGTATGGATGAGGAGGAAGCGTGTTACTCGGTGATGATGCAATTAGCGGTGAATTCAATGTATTGGGGTAACAGGCTTAAATTCGTTGATAACATTTTGGAAGTGGAGAGAGATGATGCTGCGGAAGTTGCAGTTGCGGCGTTGCAATATCAGGAAGAGGTGAGGAGATGGGATTGGGGTAACTGATGATTGTGCGGAGCGCAGAGTGTAAAAGTTAGGAGAGAAAAAGAGAGATTTCTCAGGAAG